GAAGAAGCCAAGCGTGGCGAGATTGTGGCCATCGCTTACGCCTACGCGGCTCCCAACAGGGACACGACGCTAGGCTGGTGTCATGGGGACAATGCGGGCACGCATGTCATGCTGGCGGCTTTGACGGGCTTGCAGGCAAGATATCTCAACCATTGGATGGAGGGTGAATGAAGACGCCCTTCCTCGGCACAGCTTACGTCTCCCGCTCGCGGGACCTATCGCTTGAGCAGTGCATCAACCTCTATCCTGAGATCGTAGAGACCAAGCAAGGCGCACAGGTCGGTGCGTTCTATGGCACACCGGGTCTGGATCTCCTGGCAACGGTGGGCAATGGCCCCATTCGCGGCATGCTGACCTTCAACGGCAACCTCTACGTGGTGTCGGGGACGGGCGTTTATATCGTCACTTCAAACTTCAACGTGTCGCTGCTTGGGAATATCGCCACGGGCTCCGGTCAAGTCTCCATGATCGCCAACGCAACCCAAGTGGCGCTGTTTGATGGCATCGGGGGATATAGCATCGTCAACGGTGCGCTTAACTCCATCAGCCTGCCCTTCAGCAATCCCGGCCTTGCGGTGTACCAGGACGGCTTTGGTGTGGTCAGCCAGAACGGCACATCCAATATCTGGCAATCGTCCATCAACGACCTGACCAGCTGGCCGGCGCTGAACTACGGCGTCGAAAACGGCAAGCTTTCGAACATCGTCGGCATCGGCGAGCTTCACCGGCAGATATACGTGTTCAAGGAACGCGGGACGTTTGTGTGGGTGAATGCTGGGTTATCCCCGTTTGCCTTCCAGCGCCTAGACGGTGTGTCGCTTGAGATTGGGTGCATCGCACAGGGTTCGATCTGCAATGTTGGTGACAACCTGCTGTGGCTCTCGCAGAACGACCAAGGCCAGGGCGTGGTCTACCTTGCCAATGGATACCAACCGGAGCGGGTCTCAACCCATGGCATGGAATACGCCACGGCTCAGTATCCCACGCTGACGGACGCCATCGCCTATGCCTACCAACAAGAAGGCCATTACTTCTACCAGATCACTTTCCCGTCGGGTAATGAGACCTGGGTGCTGGACCTCACCGCAACGAGACAGTTGGGTTATCCCGCTTGGCACAAACGGCTTGCCTTCAGCAACGGCAACTTCTCCCGGCACCAGACGGCCACCTGTCAGTTCTTTGCGGGCAAGGTTGTGGTGGGGGATTACAACGTTGGCAACCTCTACGCCTACAACCTCAACACCTACACTGACGCCGGTCAGCGGCGGAAATGGTTGAGGAGCTGGCGGGCGCTGCCTCAGACGACATCCAATGCGTTTCGGATCTCTTGGCTTGAGATACAGGCTGAGACGGGTGGCATTTCAACGGTGGACAATCCGCAGATGATGCTGCGCCAGACGTTTGACTCGTCCAGCTACACGTCGGAGTTCTTCCAGCCTGTCGGTCTGATCGGTGCCACCGCACAGCGCATCAAGTTCAACCGGCTGGGGATTGAACGGCGGGGCTTGAGTCAGGATCGGGTGTTTGAGCTATCGTCGAGTGATCCCTATAAAGTGGCATTGCTGGCAGCAGAGATTGGCTGATGGTTGTCAAGGTATCCCCAGTCGCGCCTAGCCCATGGGTGCAGCCCAATGGTCAGCCGGTGCCGGCCTACTATCAATACAACGTCACGCTGGCCAATGCGGTGAGCAATTTGCAGAAGTCCTGTTCTGCTATCACCCCGCTGCCAGCCAGCCCAACCACCACGCAGATTGTCACTGCGGTCAACGCCATCATTGCGGCGCTGACGGGTCCATGAGCACACCGTTCTTCATCACCGGCCTGCCCAGATCTCGGACGGCCTGGTTCTCTGTTGCGACCTCCACACCGGAGAGTGTGTGCCATCATGAACCCACCGCCTGGCTAAGTGATTGGCCCGAGCTTGTGCGGCTGTGGACCGAGAGCAAGTTCCGTTATGTGGGCATCTCGGATTCCGGTCTGGGAATGCTGCTGCCTTCGATCCTGGACGAACTACGCCCGAGGACATTGATCATCCGCCGGTCGGTGGATCAGGTGGAGACCAGCCTCAATCAGTTCGGGATTTCCAGCCCTCGCCTGCGTCCCCGTCTGGAGGCTCTCCAAGATATGCTGCGGATCTACGAGGACCATCCACTGGTCAGGGTAATCCCGTATGAGGAGCTGGACTATTGGGCTGTGTCGGATGCCATTGACTGGCTGACACCGGGAACGTCCCAGCCGATGCTGCATCAACTTATGCATCTGAACATCCAGAGCGATCTGGGTTATAACGTCGAGATGGCGCACGGTGTTAATGAATGGTGGGTGCCTGACGAATTGAAGGAATAGACCATGCCTATTGGTGCAATTATTGCCGCAGCTGGATCCATCGGAGGCGCACTGATCGGCGCAAGCGCAGCGGATGACGCAGCGCAGGCGCAAGCGCAAGCGGCAGCCAATGCGCAGGCCCTGCAAGCGCAACAATTCCAACAGCTGCAAGCGAACCAGGCGCCATACATGGCAGCGGGCGGCAATGCATTGATGGCGTTGCAGCAGGGGCTTGGACTTGCGCCCGGATCAACTGGCGCAATTGGTCAAGGAGCGCTAAACACGCCGTTCAGCCAGCAAGCATTCCAAGCCTCACCAGCTTATCAATTCCAGCTGCAACAGGGCCTGCAATCGGCTCAAAATGCGGCGTCACGCATTGGTGGTCTTGGCGGCAATCAGCTTCTTGCCCTCCAACAGCAAGGCCAAGGTCTGGCGCAACTAGATTACCAACAGCAGCTCCAAAATTACATGGGGGTGCAAAACCAACAATACAACCAACTGGCTGATATAACCAACCTTGGTCAAAACGCGGCGGCAGGCGTGGGGCAAGCGGGTCAAAACTACGCTAACACTGCGGGCAACTTGATGACTGGATCCGCTGCGGTTCAAGGCGCGGCTGGCATCGCTGGCGCTAACCTAATGTCCAAAGGGTTAAACCAAGCCTTCTCCAATTTGGGCGGAATTAATTACGGCAGCCTGTTTGGCAACCCAGCGGCCCAGACAATCTCTCCTGGCGAATACGCTGGTGTGACTGGCGCGACTTTTGGAAGCGGGATGAATTTGATGTCGCCCACTTATGCCGACATGCCGATTGTGTCGCCCACAACCAATATCATCTCAGGGTACTAATCATGGCCCTTGATCCATCAATCTTCCAAAGCCTCAATATCGATCTGTCTGCGTTTGACCCAATGGCTCAAGCGCAAAAGAAGAATGCGTTGCTGGCCATGCAACAGCAGCAGATGCAGTTTGCCCAAGCTAAAGCGGCCCAAGACCAAGCCAACGCAATCAAGGGCCTGCTGTCTGAGCCGGGCGCATATGACCAGGCGAACATGATTACCCCGCAAAAGCTGCGTCAGATCCAAGAGACGACGGGCGATCCTCTGTCTGTAGAGCCTTACCTTAAATACAACGCCGCGATGGAAAAAACCGAGCAGGACCAAAAAGCTCGGCAGACCGATTATCAAAAGTCGCGCAATGACGCTGCGGAAAAAGTCCGTGTGGCTGCTTTGCAAGCTCGCATCAACGCCAAGCAAGCAGGCATGACGGATGCTGCTGCCGATCATCAAATGCAAGAAGTCTACACCGAGCAACTGAGCAGTCTGGGCAACAGCGGTTTGTTCTCAGCCGCTGAAATCGCTCAGATGCCTAAGACGGCGGATTATCAGCGCATGTACGCCCGCTCCAGCACGTTCAACAAAATCTATGGCGAGGAACGGGAACAAGAAGCCAAGATCGCCAAGGATGTTGCAACGGCGGAAAAAGAAGGTGTCGAAGCTAGGCTTGCTCCTAAGAAAGTTGCAATTGAGGAAGGTGGATTAGCCGTTCGCCAGGGTGAACTGGCCCTATCTCGCCGCAAAGAAGCGGAATCCGGTTGGACGGTCATGAACGACCCGACCACCGGCGCCACGATCCGATACAACGCCAGAACGGGTAAGGCGTCCACGCTGGATGGCACGCGCATCAAAGCGCCGGAATCTGTTGAAAAACAGACCGGACGCGCACCGACATACGCTCAGATGGCAGCTGGTGCGTTCAGGCGAGAGTTTAAGGCCAAAAACGGACGCGAGCCTACATCCGCTGAGATCTTGGCTGATCAGGCATCAGGCAAGGGCATGGCACGGACCGCCACGCTGAAAAGCCAAATGGACTACTACAGCAATGAGACCAAGGGCCTGATCCCGCAATATGTGGATCGGGTGTCGGCTCTCAGTTTGCCGCAAGTGAAGATGTTCCGTGACGCACTTCTGGCCGGCAAGACGCAAGTCAGTGACCCTGCCGTCAGCAAAGCCTTGCTGGCGTCAAATGCTGTCGCGGGTGCCTACGCCCGGTCTCTTGCACCGACTGGTGCGGGTGACGCTGAGACACGCAAACACGCGAGAGATCTGCTCGGCATCACCAGCCCTGCCGACGCCAGGGCAAAGGGCGAGCAACTCTTGTCGGAGATTTCCGCGATTAAGGCGTCCGCCAAGGAATCCGCTGCTGAAGAGATGTCGCCGGATGGCACTGCGCCTGCCGCGCCAGCTGGCGTGACCGAATACGTTTGGAATCCGGCAACCAAAAAAACTGAGAAAGTGCAACGCTAATGCCTATGCGTGTCAGAGCACCAGACGGCGCATTCATTACGTTTCCCGACGGGACGCCGGATTCGGATATTGCGATTGCAATGGAGCAACACGCCGCGCCAGTTGCAACCAAGCCGCAGCCCCTTCAACGCGCTCAAACTGCCGCCGACAAGTGGCGCGACACGGGTCGAGCACTCGCGACGGGTGCGGGCGGAATCATCGGTGGCGCATTGGCATTGCCGGAAGCTGGCGTGGCGGCAATCCCGACGCTTGGTCTTGGCGGTATAGCAACGGAGGCTGCGGGTGTCGGTTTGGGCGCTGGCCTTGGCGGTCAGTTATACGATTGGGCAACTCAGCAATCTGGCGTCGCTCCGAGGACGACACTCGCCGAGCAAGGCAGAAGGGCTGCGACGGACGTGGCGGAAGGCGCGGTGTCTGTGCCTGCCGGCATGGTTGCGGGCAAGGTTGTGGAACCTGTCGTCAAACCGCTGGTCAAAACCGCTGTTACTACCGGACGGACGCTCAAGCGGATCGCCGATGCAGCTACAACTCCTGCCGCCAAGGGAAGCACCGGAGTAGTTGCCCGCATGGCTGACGCTGTGCATGGGCCTGATGCAGTGCACACTGAAGCGGTCAGAAAAATTGCCGACCGTTTGTCCAAGGGCGCTCACGCAACCGCTTCAGATATCCTTCAAGTGGCTCAGCGCAATCCTGACAAGCCAATCACGTTGATGGACGTTGATATCCCCGACGTGCAAAGTTTGGCCGGCAAGGTGGCCCGCTCTCCTGGCCAAGGCAAAAACATCGTCCAGAATTTTCTGGCCCAACGTGCACAAATGCAGGCCACCCGCCTTGAACAAGATGTGGTTCGCCAAGTGCAAGGAACGTCGGCGGCTGAAACCATCGATACGTTGCAGGGCGCCCGAGAGCAATCGTCGCTTCCGCTTTATGAAAAGGCCCGCGCTGCCAATCCCGGTGTCCGCACCCCTGTCATCGACGAAATTCTGGCAAGTCCATACGGCAAGCGAGCGCACGACACTGCCATGAATTTGGTGAATACCGACCGAGCTGGTCGCGGTTTGCCTCCCGCATACAATCGGTCTCTGGAGGCGCTGGATATGACCAAGCGCCAGATTGACGCCAAGATTGAATCCGAATTGGACAAGTCCGCTCCCAACATGAACGAGGTCCGCATCCTTACCGGGTTGAGAAATCGACTTCTGGAAGAGCTTGACGCCAATGACGCGACCGAAGGCGGATACAAATCCGCTCGCGAGGCTTGGGGTGGGCCTTCGCAATCGATCATGGCGGTCAAGGTGGGCGAGCAGGCACTGGGCAACAGCGGGCAAGTAAACGCTGCAAAAGTTGCCGGCATGAGCGAATCCGATCGGCAGTTTGCGCTGATGGGTTTGGCGAGCAAATTGCGTCAACGGTTCCTTGATTCCGCCGCGCCTAATCGCGCCAAATGGTTGGCGCAAAATCCGTTCAAGCAGGAATCTATCCGTCCGTTTTTCATTTCGGACGCAGAATACAAAGCCTTTTTGGAATCCATCACGTCGGAAAACCAGATGCTGCTGTCTGGTCAAAGGATCACGGGCGGATCTCCAACCGCTGAACGTATGGTGGAAGAAGGTGCGGACGCTCTTGATGCGGTAAAGCATGGCGCGGCGGCGCTGGCCAAGGGTAAAACCGGCAATCCGATTGGCGCTGCCGAAAGCACGATGAATTTTCTCCGGTCTTTTGACAAGATCCGCAACCCGACGCTCGCAAAGGAAATGGCGGAAATCTTCACCGCACCGTTGAGCGAAGAAGGATCTGTTGCCAATCAGATTCTGCGTGACGTGGTGTCTGGTCGAGATCCGGTGACGAGGCTTCAGCAGGGCTACGCTCGGCTACGGCCCACAATGACTACGCCCACTCGTCCGTTCAATGCTTTGGCGGCGCAGCGGAATGTGATGCAACCACCACCCAATGGCCAACAATGAACCGCATCGACATCCGTTTTATCCCCGGCGAGGAGCAACGCTACGACACAGTAGGTGACTGGTGGTTTGCGGACGACTGCCTGCACATCCGCGCCACGGGGGATGAGCCGGAAGCCCTGCTGATCGCCCTGCATGAGCTTGTGGAGGCTTACCTGTGCAGGCGGCGGGGAGTATCCCAAGAAGCGGTGGATGCCCATGACTGGCGGTTCCAGGCTGAACTGGAGGCCAAGCTGCACCCAGATGACGCCGAACCGGGTGATGATCCCCGCGCACCGTACCGTCGCGAGCATCGTTTCTCCATGCTCATGGAAATGCTATTAGCTCATGAGCTGGGGCTTGATGGCTACGGGATCTGCAAATGAAAGTTTTGCTTATCGATGCAGACAACATTGGCCTCGACTTCGCGGTGCGCTGCGAAGCCTATGGGCATGAGGTCCGGTGGTATCGCTACAGCAAGAAACCTACGCGCAACGGTGAAGGCTTCCCCGGCATCACCATTGTGGACGATTGGAAGCCGTCCATGTCCTGGGCGAAGAATGGCCTGATCGTCACCACGGCCAATGCCAAGTACATGCCCGAGCTGGATCGTTACCGTGACATGGGGTTTACAATATTCTCACCAACGGTTCGGTCCTCAAAGCTAGAGATTGACCGCAAGGCTGGGCTGGATGCCATGAAGCGGGTCGGGATCGATGTCCCTGACTACCAAGTGTTCAACAGCCTTAAAGAGGCTGAGACCTTTGCACGCAAGTCCGACAAGTCCTACGTCTTCAAGACCATGGGCGACAATGAGGACAAGTCCTTGTCCTACGTCTCCACGGATCCTGCCGATCTGGTGGGCTGGCTTCAAAGGAAGCAGGCACAAGGGTTGAACCCCAAGGGCCAGGTCATGCTTCAAGAGAAGATCGACATGATTGCCGAGGTGGGTGTGAGTGGGTGGTTTGGACCGGAAGGGTTCCTGCCCAACAAATGGCAAATCTGCTTTGAGCACAAGAAGCTCATGCCTGGGAACTTTGGCCCCAACACCGGAGAGCAAGGCACCGTCTGCCAGTATGTCGAACAGGACAAGATGGCTGACGAGATGTTGATGCCCATGGAGGCTGAGCTTCTGAAGGCTGGCCATCGGGGCGACTTTGCCATCGGCTGCGGGATTGATAGCAAGGGCAAGGCTTGGCCGTTCGAGTTCACTTGCCGGCTGGGCTGGCCTGCGTTCTTCATCCAGTGTGCGTCACACCCCTGCGACCCTGCTCAGTGGATGTTTGACCTTCTGAGGGGCGAGGACAGCCTTAAGGTCTCACGCGATGTTTCCATGGGTGTGGTGCTGGCGCAGCCTCGTTATCCTTACGGTGACGCTGAACCCAAGGAAGTGGAGGGGAATCCAATTGCTGGTGCGGACGAGATGTGGGACCAGGTACACCCGGTGGATATGATGATCGGCAAGGGACCGGCCATGCAGGATGGCAAGGTCGTGGACAAGCCGATTTATCAAACCAGCGGCGAATATGTTATGGTGGTGACCGGACTTGGGAAGACGGTTTCCAAGGCGAAAGACAAGGTCTATGGCGCCGTGGACAAGATCAAGTTCTCCAACATGATCGTCCGCAACGATGTCGGAGACGGTGTCATCAAGAAGCTGCCTGAGCTGCACAAGTTCGGCTACGCGATGGATATGCAGCCATGACCGCTCCCAAGCTGACAACGTACAACACAGGGACGCCTGCAACCGCCATCACTGGCGACCAGCTGAACACGTTCATTCAGTCCTGTGATAGCGTAATCCAGCTGCGGGCGTTTGTGGCTCAGCCTGGACAAATGGTTTACGTCCGCGGATTCTCCACGGTAAATGACGGCGGGCAAGGGTTCTTTTATTACGCATTGGGTAAGGCAACGGATGACGGCGGCATCACCACGGTGGTGCCTACGACGTATCCGCCCGCCTATTGGTATCGTTCCTCTGGCCTTAACACGATCAGCCAAAACTATGTCCGAAACACCACGGTGGGCCAAACCACGATCACCGCCAATTACACGCCTGGCTATGTGCTGGTTTATCTCAACGGGGTACTGTTGGCCCCCAGTGACTATACTGCGACCAACGGCGTATCGATCACGCTGAATGTGGCTGCCGGCGCGAATGACACTCTGGACGTGTTCAGCCTCTCCACCATCTCGATCTACAACGCTGCCACGACGTCGTTAAGCAATGTCGCGAGTGTAAACCTGTCCAATTTCGCAAACGACACCGCAGCGGCGTCGGGCGGGGTTCAAGTTGGACAGCTTTACCGGAATGGCTCTGTGGTCCAGGTGAGGGTCAGTTAATGTCCATTCCTCGCAATCTTTCGATTTTCGCTGAAAACATCACGTCTGGCGGCGTTCTCAATACCAGTGGGGGCGGAACCGGAACCACTACCCTCACAGGGACGGGCAACCTTGTGCTGTCAAACAATCCGGTCTTGGTGGCTCCCGCATTGGGAACTCCAGCGTCTGGGGTTGCAACCAATCTGACGGGTCTTCCGTTGAGCACCGGGGTGACGGGCGTTCTGGCCGTTGCCAACGGCGGCACCGGCGCCACAACAACCTCCGGCATACTGTCAGCGATTGGCGCTGCAAAGACCGATCTGACCAATGTCGCGTCCAATCAGATCACGACAAACAAGAATTTCACTGGCAACGGTGCGGTAATTCAACGGTTTAACGACCGTGTGTTTATCGGTGCTGCGACTGTCAATAGCGGCGACCTCAATCTGGTCACCGGGGCAATCTCGTCACTGACCAATCTATCTTCCACCTTGGCCCAAGCCACCGTGGCAAACACAGGTGTGTTTGTAAACGGCATGTCTGTGACAATCTCTGGTGCCACGGGAGCAAGCGCGGCGGGATACAATATCACGGCGCCGATCACGATCACGTCGGGAACTACGTTTACCTACCCCACGACCGGCTTGAGCGGACCAGCTACT